TTCTAATGCGGCATGGAGGGAACGTATGACGGGATATGGAGAAGGTAGGTAAATCTTATAATGGCTAACGTCGTTCGTGTTAAAACGCATCAAGGAATTAAGAACGTTCAGATCGCCGGAGAGACTCCTACCGAGGAGGAACTCCAGCGGGTCAACGAAGCTTTCCCTGAAATAAGTGTGCTTAGACAGCTTGCGTATGGGTTTGAGAGCACACCTACAGATTTACAAAACGCTGGGTTGCTTTTAGAGGCTTACTTTCCTATCTCACCTTTCTACGATGATGCTGAACAAGTAGAAGGTTCCGGGATTACAGAGGAACAGTACCGGGCACTGACTCCCGACCAGAGACGACAGTTTCTTGTAGATAAACGGGATCAAAAAGTTTCCACTGAGTACGGTGACGTAATCTCTGCGGGACTTGCTGATTCTGCTACCTCAACTGTTGGCGGCTTTCTAGGCGCTATAGCAACACCAACTAGCTTAATACCTTTAGGTAGAGCCGTCCCTACTATGGCAGCGATTGGCGCTACTTTAGGTGCGGAGTGGAGCGTCTTAGATCAATTTGCTGTTAAAGGGGAGGTAGACCCTAAACAAGTCGGAGTCTCCGCCGCTGTTGGCGGCGTTGCTGCTCCAGCTTTAGGGGTTGCGGTTGGTAAGATAAGTAAGATCTTATCGAAGAAACGGGCAGCTACTCCCGAACAGGTCCAAGCCGCCTCTGAAACAGTTGATGAGATTACTGACGCTAGGTATAAGTGGCATCAAATAGAAAATCCAAATATGAGTGAGGATGAGTATGTTCGGTTTGTCACTAAAAAAAGTGCTGACGAGTTAGCTGAAGCCATCGCTATTTCTGGAAGGAGTCTTGATTCTATAGACCCCCAACTTGCTAAAACACTTGGTGAGATCCCCGAAGGGGGGATAGACGCTGTTGCCCGAAGTAAAAACACTATCTTCGATGATTTTTTTGGCTCGTTAACCTCACAGATAGAACGAGTACACCCAGAAATCGGGCCGTGGATAAGTAATAGGCTGCGTAGATTAGATATGAATTTACACGCCGAAACTAAACGGGTTTTCGATGAAGTCAACCCATTCCTTAAAAATTTAAGGTCGCTATCAAAAAATGATCGAAAGCTTGTAGATAAAAGTTTATTTAACGGGGACTTTGACGAGATTAGATCGGTGTTTAAAACTCGTTTTGGATCTGACGAATCTTTCGAGGTCGCTCGAAGGGTGCTGGACGACCTACACGCAAAGTTAAAAGCGCAAGGGGCAAACGTTGGGTACTTTGAAAACTATTTCCCTCGGATGGTTAAAGATTACGACGGGCTAGTGGATTCTCTTGGTGCGGTTAATAAAAAGAGTTTAGACCAAGCACTAAAAGCAGCCCAGAAAAAGAAATTTAAGAAGGGTAAGGGTCCACTCACCCCCTCAGAGAGGGCTAGGATCGTCAACACACTCCTTAGAGGGCACCCACAAACGGGGAAGGGTCGTTCGTTTGAGAAGAGCAGAACGATAGAGCGTTTAGGAGACGAGCATTTACCTTTTTACGAGGACTCTATAAAGTCTTTTGATCTGTATGTGCGAAACGCGCTAAACGAGATAGAGAAGCGTAAATTTTTTGGTAGGGGTGCTAAGAATAGCGGCCCGTACGGTATGCAAAGCCTCGACACCGAGGCGTCAATCGGGGACTTTATAGAGAAGGGGCTTAGGGGGCGTGTTGGATCAACTGTCGATGAGCGCGATCTCGGGGCAGATCAAATGAACTTATTAACGGACCTTCTTAAAGCGAGGTTTATTAACGGAGAGAAAGGTTCCCACTGGACAATCAGTGGGATACGGCAACTAGGTTATCTAACTACGCTCACTAACCCTATCTCAGCTATGACGCAGCTAGGGGATATCGGCGTAGCCGCCTACTCTCAAGGGATAGCTAACACGCTACGCGCCGTATTGGGTCCGAAGCGCGCTAGTATGAAACAGCTAGGGTTGGATCAAGTTCTTTCTGAGGAGCTTGTAAACGAGCGGGTTCTAGCAAAATTTCTCCACAACATGTTTACCGTATCTGGTTTTAGGATGATAGATAGGTTGGGTAAAGACGTTCTACTAAACTCCGCTTTACTTAGAGCTGAGAAGTTAGCGAGGACGGCTAAAGGTACTGCTGTTTTGTCCAAGAAGTATAAAAACGCTTTCGGAGACGAGTTCGCATCTCTGGTAGATGACCTTAAAGCGGGTAACATTACTGACAACGTTAAACTGTACTTGTGGAACGAACTATCGAACGCTCAACCAATCGCTTTATCAGAGATGCCACGAAAGTACCTGGAAGCACCTAACGGGCGCGTATTCTACTCGCTAAAAACCTTCACTCTCAAACAAATAGACTTGATGCGTAGGACTATTATAAACGAGTGGAAACAAGGGAACAGAAAAGGAGCCGTTAAGAACGCGGTAGCTTACTCCTTAATAGTTCCGGGTGGAGCTACGGCTGTCAGTTATCTGAAAGATGGGGTTTTAGGTAGAGAGCTTTCCATCGACCAAGTACCCGATCGTTATGTTGACCAAGCGCTTAGTCTTGCTTTCGGTTCGCGGTACTTAATCGAACGCTACGGAGCGAAGGGTGATATTACGGACATGGCGAAAGAAGCTTTTATGCCTCCGGTTCAGTATATAGACTCTGTTTGGAAAACAGTTGCACAACGCGATCCAGAAATCTTAATGAAGGAGATGCCGGTTGTCGGCAAGTTCTATTATAACTTTTTCGGCGGGGGGTTAGAGAAGCACCAAGAACGCAAAGAAGAAGAGCGCAGAGAAGAATTTAAAAAGCGCTACGGAACCTAAGAAATATTATCCAACGCCCACCGACTCCACTCAGAGTCTTCGTTACCCTCAGACCCCGCAGACTCCTTCTGCACAGGGATCGTACTCCTCGTAGACCACTCCTTTATGTTTGGTCGCTTCTTCATAGGGGATTGAAGTAATTGGTTGTCCTCCCCTGCTCCCGTCTGGGTAGCAGGTGAATCCTCTAAGCCTTGGTGCGTATTTTGAGAGGGTTTTAGCGAAGCTTTTAACGTCGTCTTCTCCAACGTCTTTTCCTGCGGGTAAATTGATGGTAGAGGAGATTGATTGGTCAACGTAGTCTTGTATGTCTGCTTGGAACTTAATTCGTTTTTCTGGTTGAGTAGAGAGGTCGTAAGCGGTATTGATAACCGAAGGCTTAATTCCCAGATTGTCGATAAGTGTTTGAGCAGTTCCGTCAACAATATACTCATACTTCCATCGAGTGCCTTCTGTGAGATACCGTCTTTTAAATGCAACCGCAAACACTGGCTCAATACCTGTCGTAGTTCCGGCGAGGATTCCAATAGTTCCCGTAGGGGCAATAGCCCGGTACGCGACAGGGTATGACAAATAGAGTCTATCGCAATGTTCGTTTGCTGCTCTAACTGACTCATCTCTATACACCTCCAACCATTCATGTAGTTCGGGAGTAACCTCGTACTTCGACCCTCTCTTCAGTAGCCACTCATGTATTCCCATGAGTCCCAACCCTAACCTACGATTCTTCTCTCGGACAGTCTTTACTTTTGGGTAAGGTAGATCTGCGCGTACAGTCCCACATACCAAGAACTTAGAGGCTAGGTGTACTACGTCTTTAAACTCCTCTAAACTCTCTATATTACCTAAGTTCACGCTACCCAGATTACACACATCAGAGTCGTCTGCGCTTGTTACTTCCGTACAAGCGTTCCTTAATGTCTCATCCGCTTGGTCACCAAAGTTAAAAGAGAACCCTGGTTCGCCTGTGGTTAAAGCTTGGCGACAGTTCTCTAAAAAGATTGGGTCTAGGTGTCTATCCTCTTTCGCTAACCACTCGTCTGAGTAGTTTACTGATATATTAGTCTGATCTAAAGGGGCTGGGAAGTTGAAGTTATCCTCCTTAGCCTTAGCTAAGGTGAGGTCGCCAGAGACTACCATGTTGTGCCAATCCTTAGCGCGTAGGAACGTCTCTATATCCTCATGTTCCCGGTCTAAAGAGGCGTAAATTGCGCTACGCCTAGAACCGCCCTGCATCACGTTACGGCCTATTTCGTTAATCATGTACATGAGGGGTAGGGGTCCACTGGAAACGCCCCCTGTGCGCGAAAGGGCGCGGCCTGCGGGGCGTAATAACGAGTAGTCTACGCCTATTCCTCCACCTAGCATTAAACAGCTATTTGCGCGCCATATTAAATCGGACCACTCCTCCCTCGTATCAGCCTCCGCTTTGAGTAAAAAGCAGTTGTTCCAGGCGTGTAGTTTCCTACCTGCGTAGTAAAGATATCTTCCGCCCGGTATGAACTTCATCTGGTCTATGTATTGAACCAGTTGCTCTCGTTCTTCTTCCCCTAAGATCGGGAGTACTCCGTTCCCCATCGTACCGCATACGTCTGACACACACCGTATCGCTAAATTTTTCCAGTTGTCTTGATGCCCCTGTGCGTACTTATTCTTAAAAACGTTTTCCCCCAAAGTGGTACGGAAAGGATTTGTTTGCATTAGATCTCCTCATATAATTCGTTCAAGTGTTCGTAGGTGTTTTTAAACCGCTCCTCGTTGATCCTATATCCGGCTGGAGTAGCGTCTAAGTAGTGGTACTTTGTTGCTGCGTAGTACATGCACTCAATCACGCAAGTAGCTAGAAACATTCCGGTCTTCTTGTTTGAGTTCGCTTCTACTGTACTTCCTTTTTTTGCTTTGCTGGTGTTCTTTGTTTTTACGGTACTTGGTTTTGTTCCTGGCATCACTCTTCTCCTTCCGTCTCATAAGCCCTGTCCACCTCATCGCTAATTTCAAACTTAGCTAAGTTGTTTAGTAAATCCTGCGTAAAAGCGTTTAATATGTCTTCAGTAGATATACAAAGTATGTCAATAATTTCATCTGGATCATACCTATCAGAAATCTTCTCTACAATTTCCGAAAGCGTAGCTGACATTAGCTGTATTCCTTTAGGAGGTATTCCATACTAACCTCCATAAGATCGTAATCTCCGTCATAGACTTCGTGTTTCATTAAAATACCAGACCAACTTTGGGCGTTCTTCTGTGGGCCTAAGTAGTCGTGGAGGTCTGGGTAAAATCTGCCGCACACTAGCCCACGACGCCGTTGCCCGGTACAAGTGTATATCTCACCAGTTTGTTTCTTCTGTTGGTGTCCCATAGTGAAGCTACGTCCCAAGTTCTTGAGTTTACTTTCTATGGTCCCCCCGATTGCGGTGGCGAGTAGTGAGGCGGGGTTTACAAAGTAGTGGCTGTAGCAGATGCCATCAAGTTCTACAACTTCCAAGAAATTGTGTGTAGTAACGTCTAGCTCCTGTAGAGGTTTTATAATCAGATCGTCAATGTTGAGATAGTGGTCTAGCCGTCGCATAGCTGCGCTATTAGAAGCGCGTTCTATCCGGTGTTCGTGATTTCCTAAACAGTAGTGTACTTCAGGATCGTACTTAGATGTGCGAGTCTTTGACAAAAACTTTCTCATCGCAGACCAACCAACTTCTAAGTCAGCGTTAACACTCTTTGATTCCCAGCCCTTGTCCCCAGCGTTATCGTAGCTGGACAACGAGGGCATGTCCCACCAATCCCCTATTATAATGATACGGTCGGGTCGATGTTTCTTGATGTACTTAGCCGCAGCTTCTATGTGCTCGGTGACGCTCCCCGGAAATATCTGGGTGTCCGGGATCATAACATGCTTCATACGGGTACCCCGAAAACTTCTTGACTCTCAGCCGCCTGTTGTTCTAAATCATGTATTAATTCTTGATGGTCTAAGGAAGCTCTGGACATCTCTACTCGCGCCGCTCGTTTTATTCCGGTGTAAGCTCCTGGTAGATCGTTCACTTCCCGCTCGATCAAGAAATCACAATAATGTTTTATCTTACGTAGATCCTCCACACCACCCTTATCTTTCCACCTACTAATGTACTTTACGATACAACCCTCGGCGAAACCTAGATCATGGTCTAAGATATATTCGATGGGTTGTATACTGGTCTTTCGGTAATAATCCGGTCCTTCATCTAAAGCGCTCATCATAACCAATCCTTGGGGACAAAATCCCCTACGTGAGAAAGTATTTGATGTCTTTTACACCAAGCTGTGTGTCAATTTGTGTTTCTTCGTTATCCAGTTGTCGTACATAAACAACATCTTGAAGTTGTCTCTGGTGATCTCTTCGGACGTTTCCAGTATAGCTAAAATTTTAGTTCTGCCGCTAGCGTCCCACCTTCCTTTAGCTTCAACCCATAATTCGTAGTCCGGCAACCAAAAGTCTGGAGTATAACTAGCACGACGACCAACACTATCAGCGCCGCACGTATTACAAATACCGCGTTTAATCGGGTAGGTGTAGGGGATTTGTCTTGGTTCGTACTCAAACTTTATTCCTCGCGTAGCGAGGTCTTGCGCTACTAAGTACTCATACTTACTTTGGTACGGCGCTATCTTCTTCCTCTCCTCTGACCTTGAACGGGCACTGGTCCGGGACCTTGCGCCATATCCATAAGAGATCGCAGTTGAGGTTATATTTTTCTTTCCAGCTTTCTTGATAGGTTTCTTGGTAGTATTCTTTGACTTTCTCTTCTGCTTCCCCATTCGTTATCCCTTCTGGTAGACACTTCGCTGCTTTCTTTGGCCCTACGCCTGGGATCCCGTGAATGTTATCCGCACGATCACCCTCAAGCATCTGTCTCCAGAAAGTTAAATCAGCTACGTTTGGGGTGACTTCCGAGACCTCTTGACTTACAAGGTTCAAGTGAACCCCAGAGATTTGCCGCAAGTCTTTGTCTATACTGACTATTATTGGCACACGACCCTTAGACTTCGTGTCGAGACATCCCTGTCCAAAGAAGTCGTCCGCCTCACACCCTTGGCTAAGATGTCCGCTATGTTCTCGGACTAAGTACTCTTTGATCGCTTCTAGGTGTGTTGGTTTGTGGTCTTCGGAGCGGTTAGCTTTGTAGTCAGGTGTTAATTCTCTGCGGAAATTAGGAACCTCGTCGTTGCCACTGAGGTAGGTGATGTAGTCTATGTCGTCTGTTTGGTATGTTTCTGAAACAGTCTCTACGACTGTTGAGATTAAAGATTTGCAGTTGTAAAGCGCGTTCTCTAGGGGCTCTAATTCGCGCTCCCAGTCTAAAAACTCTTGTGGAACTTTTAGTAAAGCTTCCTTCTTTAAAGAAAAGGATAACCCCCCATTGCTGGGGGGCTTCCTAACGTCGAAGTATTTACGCTTTTCGGCGGCAAACCCCGCTCGGTAGCAAAGTATGTCGCCGTCAAGGAGGAGGGTAAACACTTCACGCTGACCGCAAACCTTCAAACGCCTTAGCGTACTCCAGGGTAGGATCATTCCCTGTAGAGTCTGCGGCCTGGGGGACATCTCCATCACCCGATGTGTAAGCTTCAAAGATAGAAGCGGTACGTAATACATCCTCAAGTGTGGACTCGCTTTTACAAAAACTAACCGCGTTAGTCAACGCATTCTGCCGTAAGATCAACCGCTCCCTAGTTAGCACAGGTTCTCCGCGTTTTGCGGAGGCTTTCAGCGCCACCTTGGTAGGCTGCGGGTCTGGGGATTTAGCTACTACAGTGACATTCCCCCGGATGTTCTTGTATATCTTGGTGGCGTCATGTTTGTCCGCTTTCTCCGCGTAGGTAAAACTAACGTTGTCTCCTTCGCTAGTTCCAGAAAGCTGTTCTGGGTTAAACGCAGAGTACCAATCCGACGCCCCATCAAGTTGAAACGATGTTCCCCGGCTTCCGACTCTACTAACTACTCCCGTCATCAATTCGGGCATTGTCTTCTCCTTTTAGTGAACCTACTAAATAGTTTAGACTCTTTTACCAAAGAGTCAAGCGCTTTTTTTAACCTCTTCTAAGGTCGTGCCAGTTGAGTAATCAACTGGGAAAGGGATAGGCACTTTAATCTGAAACATTTGGGCTAATTCGGTAGGCACTTGTTCCAACACCGCTTTAGTTTTTAAGCAAATTTCATCAATGTTATCAGACACTTCCAATAAAACAGAGTCGTGGACAGTGTTAAGTACTTTAGCTGGTGCTCCCTCCAGTGCTTTGGTTAAGCGCACTAGAGAGAACATCATAATGTCGCTTGCCGCTCCCTGGATAGGGTAATTTTTAGTCTTGGTTGGGCTAATTCTGTACTCATTGGCCCACTCAGGTTTCTCCGCCACTAGGCGGAAGTGGTTTACCGCCCTCTTTGATACCGGGTCTTTCCAGATCGAGGGAATGTAATAGCTGGGGACGCTCTCGTTGTTCTTGAAGTCTCCTCGGTGCTTTAACGTCTGCTTCGCTACATCCAACATAAGCTGCTGCCATCTTTCGACCCCAGAGTACCGCGAAAAGTACTCGTCGATAAATCTTTGCGACAAACTTTCGTCAACATTCCAATGCTTAGCTATCCCCTTAGCACCTGCACCGTATTGTAGTTGGAAAGAAAACCCTTTTGCGAGTCGCCGCTCCTTGGGTGTTATGTCAGACTTGCCGAAGATGCGAGTAGCGAAGTACGTGTGCATGTCCATACCCGAGTTGATGTCTTCAATCAAACGCATGTCTCCAGAAGCTAACGCTAGTACGCGTACCTCTAGCTGCGCGTAGTCAAGTTCAACGAAGGTCTTATCCGTACGGAAATGGGATAAAATCATCGTGACTTACCTGAGATATTTTGCATGTTAGGTTTACTTGAAGATAAGCGACCCGTCTGCGTGATACAGTGATTGTATTGCGGATGTATTCGTCCACCTATTGTATACTCTATGTAAGGTTTGAAGTATGTGTTTATTGTTTTTGATAGCTCTCGTAGTTCTATCAAGTCACCGCACAACAGTCTCGGTCTAGCGTACCCCGCAGCATCCTTAGTGGTAACAACTGAATTTAGAATCCGGTTTAGCGTAGCGGCACTGGAATTTTGTTCCCAACCCTTGTTGGTAAACTCGGCCTTAATTTCGGGACCGCAGAGTGGGGCAACTTCCACCAACCGATCAACTTTCCTAGTCTTTGCTTCACCTGCTCGCGCACCTGTTTTATAAAGTATTGGGGTGCCGTCGCTAGTGGTTGTAACAACGTCCTCCTTATAGCGCAAGTCACCGCCCCACAAGAGGGCGGTAATTTGCGACGGAGATCCGAGATTAATTTCCCCCAACTCTGTGGGCCAAAACTGGGACCACTTATCTGTTGCGCTGTTTAGCAACTTTTCGTGTCGTAGCTGTATGTTTTTAACTTCAACCTCGGCTCCCGACTTATCAAACGGTAACCCGTTGGCGCACATCTTAGTCGTGGCCAGGATGCCGGTCATTAACGACGTAAAATAATTTGTTCGGGTAGCACTACCCCCTAGCGCGGCTACTTGTTCCTCAAAAACTCGCTTGGTTGCTTTCACATCCTCGATTAAATACTTCCGCAACAATTCGCGGTCTATCTTGTCCGCACCTATACCCACCTTAAATCGTTCGGAGACTTCGGTGTCTTTCGTAAAGTCTAGTTGACGCCGTTCACACACCGCTTCAAGTGACGGGCTTATAGTTGATCTGCCGGTAATGAG